ACTGCGGAAGCAACTACCTGGACTCCATTGACCAAGACCGTCACCTTAGAAGGTTCAGTCGTGGTAATACCACCATCAGAACCATCTACAATTGGGCCCTGGAAAGTACGAAATACACGAGTACGATTAGTGTAATCCCCGGGATTGAACCCAAGAATTCCATTAGCAGTACCACTACCAATCAAAATGTTGCCTTGGGCATTTAACCGCAGATGATTCAAACCTTGGTTATCAACATGGACAGTAGCAGTTAATCCGGTAACGCCAGCACCGTTAATATCATTAGCGATGTCTGTTGCACTTCGAATTCCAGCAGTCAAAGTAACTGAATTTGATGCAGTTGCATCGTTGATATACACAGTCAGTGTATCATTAGTACCAGTCGTAATCTCGTAAGTTTCAGCCTTAGGAGCAATTAAGGACGCTGCGTCCTCAGTCACCTGATCAGAAACGTTATCAGTAATACGGGTATCTTTCCGATGGAAGAAATAACTGATCAAAACGGTATCGGTAGACCGAGGAGCAGTTAATAGAGTGATAACACCGTTAGTGCCGTCAACCTGGGAAACAACTGTAGCTTCGCCATTAACAATAACCGAAACCTTGGTTACATCAAATGTAGTACGCCCAAGACCATCGCCGTCAACAATCGGATAATTACGAACTTTAAATTTAAAAAGGGTCCCATCTTGACTACCAATAATAGGATTTTGATTAGTCCCACTAACAATCCACCGACCAGAGACATCCTCATTAAAGATCGGGGTATCAGCCACACTGCTGGACCCACGAATCATTTCAAAATCAGTCTGAGTGAGTGTCTCTTGGGCCGTTCCGATCAATACCGGAACCCTTAGCCCTCCTAGGAGTTGAAGAACGACTGGTTCAACGATAGTCTGAGTGTAGACGCCAGGAGGGGCATATGTCGTGAAAGGTCCAATTGTCATTTCAGCTCCCTATTGTGCTCGAGCGACGGTGTTAATCTTCAGTATATATTTCCCTTGGCACAAACGTTTGAATATTGGTATAATATGAAGCTCGAGCTTCACTATCAATCAGATTATAGAGAGCTTATCAATTATTTAGATTCTGAATCAGATTTGAGGGCCTCTTTGAAAGTTTTAATGCCCTTCTCTCGAATTTTAGACTGATCCGAAGAAACAGCTTGAACCCCAGCATCGGCCTCTAAACCACCCACTGCTATCGTATTGGTTCCGAGCTCACGTCGGGCCTTATCTCGCTGGGCTTTTCGCTCATTAAATTGTTTCCATCTGCGATTAGCAGATCTACCAACAGCTTTATCCAAGCTAGGATAGTCTAAATCATGAACACCGGAGCTACCGGGCTTAGTAGGGTCCCCTTCAGCATTCCCCTTAAATTGAAAATTAACTGCGGACGGAATCCTAGGGGATAATTCTCCACACTTTGGACAAGGGTAAAAATCCTGATATTCTTCGATTTCATCTTTTTGAATCAGTAATTGTTCAAATTCAATATTACAAGTTTGACAAAGATATTCATACGTTGGCACAATTAAACTATACTACTTAATTCGCTCAAAAGAAAGCTGATTTCCTATAGATATTACAGATCCAGCTATCTCTATAGGATTAGTTATAACCTTGAATAAATCATCAGTATAAGTCCCATCCATATACCCTTTTTCTTGTTCCTCTGCTTTAGATACTGGAACAACTCTGAAGATTTCTACTGGAAGAGGCACATAGATTTCCCAATCTACTCTCATACTTAATGAAACTGCACCGTCATAAAAATAATCATCAATTGATTCTACGTAAATCTCTTCGCTTTCTCCACCCGGAGAAACATCCATCAATTCTAACCCTTCCCAACCTAGATGATTTTGAACTTCCAAAATTTTAATGATAATATAATCACTTAATTTCTCGCGATCTTCAGCATCACGAGAAAACACTGTCAGATCAAAATTCATTTCAAATTTGCCACCATAGACTTCATGAACCTCAGCTCGAGTGGCATTAACTACGATCGGAATCTTATCACATTTCTGAGGACGATCTCCGAAAGCAATAATAGCACCAGGAATCACCTCCATATCAGTTGATTCCATGTAAAAATCAAATGGACCTTGTTTTTCTAATTGATATCGATAGTCTGCATAAACTTCAGTTTCCGGAGGAGTAGGTTTTAAAAATGTGATTTGACCACTCTCATGATCTACTGAATAATCAACTCCCTGCGCTAATGACAATCTACCATCCAACCACAATCTAACTGACTGTGGATAAATATTTTCACGCGAAAGCTGTGCTGTTGTATCAGAAGTAGTTTGAAATTTAATGAGTGGCTCATTGAATTCAGTTAAAATAGGATCGATATAGAATTTTCCAGGTAAATTTCGGCCCACATCAGGAACTTCTTCAATTTCAATTATATAAACCCCAGGCGGAGTAGGGAATACGTCTCGCTTAGGTGAATATCTACTAAGCAAGCCTTGATTTTCAATTACCCATTCAATTGTAGTATTAGGATAATTTTCTAGATTGGCCTGCATTACAAATGAAGAAACTCTCCCAACATAATTATTAGCTGATAGCCTAACCCGATCAGCAGAGGTTCCGTTTATAATCACTCCACGTTGAGGACGTTCATCAAACGAAAATTTGTTCTGAACATTTTGAGAATCACCTCGATATCGAGGATGCTCATATAAGATACGCTTGATCTCCTGAATTACACGCTTCTTAGTCGCGTTACTCAAGAAATTTTTCATCTAATTCGGAAATTTAATTAATCGTCAAAAATATCATCAAGATCAACTTCACCATTGACGGCAGCAAAAGTATCTACCATTTTTTACTTCAGTTTGGGCTTGTCAATTACCTCGGCAAATTTTTCCTTAGTAAGAGTGGACGTAACAAGTATATTGAACAATTTATTGAACGGCATATCAAACTATACGCCCGATATACCACGAATACTAGTTTCTATTATTTAGCGTAGGCTTCAGCTAATGCCTGTGCCAAATCGGCCTTAGTGCCTTCAGCTTCCAAACCAGCATCTTTGCACATTTGAACCAGTTCATCCTTCTTATACTGGCTCACCAAACCAGCTGCAACTTCTTCCACACTCTGTTCCGGAGCGGGAGCCGGAGCCGGAGGAGGCGAAGAGGGCGGAGGAGGAGCAGCAGGCTTAACCGGAGCAGGTGCCTTGCCTTTATGGGCAAGAACATCCTCAGGAGTTTTCAGAATTGGAATATTTAATGAGCCCATATTTTGGCTAGAACATTAAAGGACTACTCGTCCATTGGTAAAAACCTACCATGAGAGTCCCTCGATTGAAGCTTGACGGCTCTTTTACCAGCTTCTGATAATTTGTTTCTTGTTTCTTGACTCGGGTTTCTTGATCTAATTGATAACTTTGCCCTCGTTTCTAAACTAGGACTTCTACCTCTACCAGCAATAGAAATTTTTACTTTAGTTTCTGCACTTAGTTTTTTCCCCATTTGGGCTTTTGAATTTGTTTTTGAGTCAAGTTTCTTTCTCATCTCAACAAAATATTCACAACCTCTAGCTCTATTGGAATTAGCTATTTGTTCAGAATTTTCCTTTTGTGAAACACTAATTTTGGCTTTAGTTTCTTCACTAAGTGGCTTGCCTTTTCTTAAAGATGAAAGAAAGGCACGTTTCTCTGGAGTCATATTCCTTTTAGTGGCCTCTGACAATTTTTGGCTAGTAGTTCTAGGATCCAAAAAACCAGTAACACGTCCACCCTTGGCTAAATTAAACCCTTTTCTCGGGTTTCTAGTATCAAAATGCTCAATCCATTTTTCCTCTGCTAAATTCGCCTCTTCTAAAGTATTACATATTTCCAACACTTCATGTAAAAAAGCCTTAGCACCATACTTTCGGATAGCATTTGGAAAATGCCACCTTCCACCTTTTGAATTACGTGCCTGGATTACATATTGACTCCAGCGACGCTCCATGGTCCTAGAAGTTTGACCAATATAACGACGTCCAGACTCAATATGAATATGACAATAAATTGTCCAAGGCATTTCACCTTAGACTGTTCCATAAAAGAACTAATCCTCCATTTGGGCAACCACAAGTAATCCAGTAGCTACTGCCGTCATCGGATCTCGAGCAGAACGAATCTCTGAAATCTCAATTGGAAATCTTTTCTTCAAAACTTCGAATCGTTCTTTAAATTTATCTAAGAAGCCAGTTGCTTTGGAAGTCCCACCACTCACTATAATTGGAATAGGCTTAGGAACCAATAATTCATTTTTTACTTTATGAAAATGCTCAATTATTCCATTAAGTGAATTATCAATGAGAGTTTGAATAAATAGCACTAAAGCTTCTTGTTCTCGAGTCTGAGGATTATTAATATCAATTTCTTTTTCTTTGACGGCGGTCATCTTAGCTTTAGTAGTATTAACCGCCTTAGCTGCCAATTCATCAACCCAATCACCACCTTTAGCCAACGAAAATTCAAGAGCACTCATAGCATTATAGGACAAACAAACATTGGTCATTCCAGCACCATAAGAAATGCCTACACCTGAGAATTTCTCTTTAGGTGCTTCGGAAAAAACCACGGCTTGAGCTTCATTAATTGGTTCAGGTAAATACCCAATTTCTTTCAATATTTTCTCTAAGATTAGCTTATGGTAGGTGACATCCGAACCAGTAACATCAATAGCAGTAGCCGGAACTGAAAAACAGCATTTTTCACTTTTCTTAGGTTTACCCAAAACCTTCTCGATCATAATCGAAATAACTTCCTGAGCATCAATTTCACCAGGAGAAATCATTCCAGCAATCATAGGGCGACGAGCTTCTCGATTGAATAAATTAGCCGTTTCGAGTGCCTCATCTCCGAGAACCAATAATCGATCACCCATCTCTACATAACTAGTTTCAGATAATCTGAGCATTCTCTTGTGCTCGAGCGGTAAATCAAGAAAAACATCTCTAATTTGAGTAATACCAATACTTCCATCCGCTTTTCTAGCGGCAACAAAATTCATCGTGCCTATATCAATTCCTACTCCTGCTACATCTTTAGCCATGATCTCTCCAGTCTTTTCTACATTACATCAAGGCTATTTCTTCCTATTTTTCCTCATTTTTCTCAACATATCCACACTTTGATTTACGTCATCTGTCGATATATCTTTGGAAGAAATGAAAATTTCCCCGTCTTTAACTTCAGGCTTAATTTTAGAAGGAATATAAAGAGGATTTTCAGACATACCTGGACCTGGCCTAGGTGAAGCTCCAGGTAGACCTCTCGGAATTTCACCTATTTGGCTTATTGATTTCATATGAGCTGCAATGACTTCAGGTGGAGGAGGAGACGGGCGTTGCAATAATTCAATCAGAGATTTTTCGATACTTTTGACTGAACGAGTTAATTCATCTAAAGACGATAGAGCTTCAGGCTCAGATCTTATTTCAGGCTGAACTTTTGGACTAGGCCGAGATCTTTTGGTGAATGGCCAAATTGGCACTTTTTCCTCGATTATTAAGTCTACCCTAACCCATCTCCGACCTTTAACATCTTTAAGATCATGAGATTTTTCCTTAGCACTAGCATCTATTATTTTATAGCTTCCCTTTCCAGGAAGATGGATCCCAAGATCGGTAATGGAAACCCCAGCCGAAATGAGATTAGTAACTTTATACCTTGCCAAATCGAACCTGAATAGCGTCAGAAAGTTCCGGAAGGAATTTATTCA